TCAATTCACCTGCACTTTGCTTTTTCATTATGGTTCCTATATATTTGTGGTTGGCTAATAACTTGGACTGATTGACCTTATTTTACTTTTGCCAAATAGTCGACCAGATTGACCTGTCCTGCTTGAATTTCACGTAGAGCATCCACACAGGTCACATATCCTGTGGCATCCTCGCGGTGAACACGTTTGAGTTCACGCAGACGTTGCGCACCAATTAGTACCATGTCGTAGCGACCGCCACCAGCTTCGCGTACACACTTTTCCATGTCAATTTCTGGACCTCGACTTGCGATTCTTGGTTTCATGATATCTCCTGTTTTAAAAGTATATTATACACTAAAAATTTTAGAATGTCAATGGTACCCTGGGAGGGATTTGACCCGCTCTTACCTACTAGAGAATTTTGGAAAAATCTACTCGATCGTAGTCACGGTCAAAAAATATTGATTGATTGTGCCGTATAATGTCCAGATTGTTGTCCCAATGCTCACGCCAAGTATCTAGGTCCAGATTCAGTAATCTTTTTACTTCGGCTGAATAAGCATCAAACCTTTTTTGATCATCCGTTTGTTTGTCATATTCATAATTGATAAAATCAGGCAACTGGAATCCCAAATGTAATAAGTGATCTATAAAACCTGCACAACTAAAAGGTAAAATAAAATGTCCTTTGATCAACGGATCATAGGTTTTTTCTGTCACTGCCATACAAGGCCCGTGCTCAATGGTTTCACCATATATACTGATAAACGTATTCTTGTAATATTCGTTGTGAGGTGGGCAATAACCAAATTGATATTTTTGATTTCTTGCAGATAAAACAACCTGCGACAGGTCTTGACAGTCAGGCATTTGCACATGTGGAATCAAAAATAAATTTTTAACCAAATCGTTTTCGCCAATGTACCCCAGATCACCAAAGCGATCTAATAGTAATTGTACCAGTTGGGGTCGGAATTTTGCAACTCGCCATGGGTTATTCAAATATGTCTTATTAGGAGCCACATAAATTTTTGTTTTATAATCGGCTCCGACTATTTCTGGAACCACAAATGCTTGCTGGTTGTAAAAATACCAACGCCGAGTCTCGGGGCCAAAATTGAATCCCAAATAATAGGCCTTGGTTCGGTTGAACAAGAAATCATTGTGTATTAAATTTGGATGATTATGATATTTTGACACTGCATTGGTTATGACCATACACTCTTTAAGAATCTCATAAGCGCCCTCCACCTGGTATTCGCAGTTGTGAAAAATTGACAGTTTGATAGCTAGTTTTGCATTAGCTCTCACCTCTGGTGGGAAACTCAGTGGTCGATCTACTTCTAATAGTTGTATGTCTACGGCTTGATCAAGGTCCGTGGTAAACTCACAAACATCGTTGTTTAAATCAAAAAACATACGAGGATCTGTTGCCGACGGTTCCCTAGGATTTGATTGATAAAAAACTGTTAATTTCATGCCGCAATATTTATTAGATGGTACCCCGGGAAGGTTTCGAACCTTCAACAGCTCCCTTTTAAGGAGAGTGCGTCTACCTGTTGCGCCACCGGGGTATAACTTGGCGGATCGTATGGGACTTGAACCCATGATCTCGGCAGTGACAGTGCCGTGATTTAACCAACTAATCTAACGATCCTAATACTGGAGTGGGTGATAGGATTCGAACCTACATAATACGGATTTGCAATCCGTTACCTCGCCTTTCAGTTGCACACCCACCTTGTTAATGGAGCGGGATATCGGAATCGAACCGATGACGAAAGATTGGAAATCTTTAGTTTTGCCCCTAAACTAATCCCGCTTACTACTGGCTCCCCGGTACAGACTCGAACTGCAACAAACGGTTTTGGAGACCGCTATGCTACCATTACATCACCGAGGAATATTACTTTTATGTTACTTGTGTGGTACCATTTCCATTTTGAAATCCTACCACACCACCTTCTGCTTCAATGCGTTTGATCACATCTTCAAACAAGATAGGTGCAAAGTCAGTTTGCTCAACGCAAACACAATGGTATCTTGTATCAATCATGTCAGGACGGTATGCTGGCGGCATGGCTTTCATTACACGATTGGCGTGCAAGTGCCCGTGTATGTTAACACCAAAACGTCCAAGGCTTTCGCTATGGATAGGAATGTGACTAAGAATCATTCCGTTCATAACGTGGTATGCACGAAGTTCACGAAAGTGCTCACGATACTCATCATCACGAAAGATGTCATGGTTGCCGCGGATCAAGACCTTGTCACCGTTTAACCTACGCATGATTCCTAGTGCTTTGCGGTTGATAACCACATCACCCAGGTGATACACCTTGTCGTTTGGCCTAACACGCTCGTTCCAGGCCGCAACCATGAACTCGTCCATTTCTTCTGGAGTGTCAAATGGTCGTAACTTTGTTACACCATCATTACGAGTGAAATGGCACACACCTTTGTGACCAAAGTGCGTATCGCTTACTAAAAATACACTAGGCATCATGCCCTCCTTTCTTAATTGTCAACTTTAAAATGCACAGGATTTCGCTCGCGAGCTTGAATCATCTCTGCGGCCCTGCGAATCTTATCCTGCAACAGTTGGGTTTTGAGTTCTTCATTTAATGTTAAATTACTAAATTCCCAAGCCTGTTTTACAATACGATCATTTAATTTTGTATAATCTGTCATCTTTTCCTTTCCTCTAAATAAAAACCCCGGAGTGTTTAGTTCCGGGGTTTTGAATATTGTTGTATAATATATTATACTATTCACTGCCCCAAACCAAATCTTCACAAATGGACCATAGAAGCACACCGCCGTTTAAGTTGGGCTGTGGTAAAAGATGGGTCATTTTGCGATTCAACATAGTATTATTATATACGGTTATTTATATCTGGTCAACCAGATTGGTCAACAAAAAAGCCTGATTTCTCAGGCTTTTCGAACTAGTTTGGGTAACAAGGCATAGTTGCCCCGGAGATCATGCCGCTAAGGCAAAGACCTCGTCATTAGATGCGTTTGCATTTAATAGTTTTGCTTGATTTACAGTCATCGCCTACTGTGTTGCCTTTTTCGCTATCTCACCATGTCGAAACCATGTCATCCCCAACGAAGCGCACTGGAAAGTGATCAATGCCGTTTTGATAACATCAATGTATCCAATACACTTTGGTGGAGATGTCGGGGATCGAACCCGAGTCCACAATGCCTTTGCTACAAAGGAATTACAACAATATCGTTATTATACGACACATCTATTTATTGGTCAATCTGTTTTTGATTCAACAAGTAGTTTTTTAATTCAATATTTGGATGCAAACGATAATAAAAAAGTTTTGCAGAAACATTCAGATCTTTTCGGAGTGCCAATGGAGTAAACAACATTTGTTCGTGAGGTTTGATTATTTTAGCTGTATGAATGTCGCCGGTGTCATGTAAAAAGTTTTTTAATAGGTTGTCTGTTGGTTGTTGATATAATTTTTCCACATGCCCGTTGTTTATCAGAACCTGATAATTCCAATACCTGCCCAAGAATTGCGTGTCATGATCATGCAAGGCCTGTTTGGCCAACCACTCAACAAACTCGTTGTTGAGATCACACAAAACGTCAAGGTCTTGTGAAAAATTAGCAGTCCACAAAGCAGTAATTTTGTTGTCTTCGGTGACAAGATATGTTTGATCTATGCCCAATGATTTGTAAACATGGGACCATATGCAAAGTTGTCTAGAGTACACAGGAAGAAATACATTTTGCGGACGGGTAACGCTGCAAATCAAGATTCTTCGGTTGCTGGTCAATTGTTGCCAAGTACAATGATCAAAGCCATTCTCTTTGGCAATCAAGAATGGCTTTTGGGGTGTTAACTTCAAGACCGGATCAGGCAGATTTGATATCTTTGATCAGATTGTGTCCAAACACTGTTTCGTATTTGTCGTATACAGGCTTGACCATGTCCTTGAGTTTTTCAATCTCTTCATCTGCGAAACGATGAAACTTGATGCCTTTTTGCTTGTGCATTTCCACATCAGCAGCAATCTGTTTGCCTTCGTCTACAGTCCATTGACGCTCTAACTGGCTCACATAGCTGGCTGCTTGTTGCATGGCCGCTTGTTGATCTAAGGTCAGGCTGTTGTAGAAATCTTTGTTGACCAAAATTGAAGTCAAAAACATGCTGTGATCTGTTTCACCAATATGGCGACATCCATATTGATAAGCTTCGGTTTCGTAGCGTGGCAGTGTGGTTTCGATAGTGCCGGAAGTTTCAGTCACACGACCTTTGGTTTCCATGTCGGCTGTGTCCACTGGCAACACGTTGCATCCTAATGCTCGAGCTGTGTCCACACGCACTGGATTCAAGGATGTGATACAGGTAAGTCCTTTAAGATCTTCTGCAGTCATCAACGGTTGATCTGAAGTGAACACGCGATATCCGCCCGAGTAAGTAAAGGAAAGAGCTTTGGTTTGACTGGTTTGTTCTACTTGATCCAGCAACTGACGTCCAATTTTGCCATCTAAAACACGTGTGGCATGGTCATGATCACGGAACAGGTATGGCATTTCAAGAGCAAAGAAATCTGGGTTATACCATAATCCAATCCACTTGGTTTCGACCTGTGTAACTTCGGCCTGTGCTGTGTTTACCAAAACCAATGGATTGATTGTGTTGGTATCCTGTGTTGCAAACTTCTGACTAAACTCTGCAGAAGTGTAAATTTCAACCTGTACAGTGTTATTGGTCAATTTTCTAATGTGTTCATCAAACGCCTTGGCTGTTCTAATGAACAGATCAATTGGTTCGTGATCCAATATCCAACGTATAGTGCGAATTTGATTCATGGTATTCTCCTGGAATGTGCGGCTAGCAAGCGGCTGTAAGTATTTATAAAAAAGATCAAACTCAGGTGTAAAACTGCAATTAAAATGTTTGATCATGTATTTAGCTGGTAAGTAGATATACATTCCCGGAGCAATTCTATGAAAAAATGGTTTGACTTTCACAGTCAACAGCAAAAGGTGCAATCTGACACCAAGTGCTATCAAACATACAATTTAAACAATATCAAAAATGGGCATAAAATTTTAGAATTTATGCAAAAATTCAAAGAAGGCTACTACAACAAAACCATTTCAACCGAAAAGAAAAACATTTATCGTCCAGGATCTTTTTATCTGCACAACGAGCTGGCCAAGGCCTTTGACTTGCCCACTGAACAGGTTGACGAATGGTTCAGCGACCCTGACTACATCAATTTGGCTGTAAACAGTGAAACAGATCAACTGTCGTTGACAGATCCTGAATTCAAACGATTGTGTGCAGAGTTGATTCCAATTGTGTCAGAAATTTTTAATCTAATTCCAGAAACAATGTTTCCCATAGTTCATGTACTCAAACCTGGACAGTTTTATCCATTGCACCTGGATTATGCACGAGTACGGAAAAAAGGCCTGGGTTATAATCCAGTGATGAGTGAGCAACATTCAGTACGTGACGATCCAGATCATACCAAAATTTTAATGTTTTTTGATGACTGGAAACCAGGACAAATCTGGCACATTGACGACGACATTGTGAAATGGCGTGCTGGCGATGTCATGCACTACAACATACGCGATTGTGTGCATGGCAGTTGCAACATTGGATATGACAACCGATTTATGTTATGGGTGGCTGGACAGTACAAAAACGGTCACTGGGAACCACCAACATTACTATGAGCCGACCCACCACCACGTTTTGAGAACGTGGAAACTATAAAATTAACAAAAACACAACAGCTACTACAACTACACCAATGGCAAAACTGTAATCTTGATTCATTCCGAATCCCTCCAGTCCTTCAACTCGATCATGGCATACAGCAACAGGGCCACTGCAATTATTGAACACATGATCAACATGATTAATTATACCCTTTTACTGCTTTTCCGTCAATCCGAGGATTACCTTTTGCGTGAGCATCTTGTAATCGATTACGATCACGTTCAGGTGGTAGTGGGCCACAACCCAACCTTTTCCACTCGTCTTCTGAGTAGTAATAACTTTCTACTGGCATCTTTTTTTGTTGTTCCATGGTGTAGATATTTAGTTGGTGGGCCTTGAAAGAATTGAACTTTCACTCCATCGATTATGAGTCGATTGCTTTACCATTAAGCTAAAGGCCCATGTTGTAATTATAACAGGGATGGCAATTTTTGTCAATAAATATCTGCCTATGAACGTGTTAATTTCTGGATGCAGTTTTACTCATTGGCCCGAAGAACCCGGCAGCGATCAAAACATTTGCTGGCCAAGTGCGTTGCAACAACTCAGGCCCGATTTCAAGATCAAGAATTTGGCCGAACCCGGAGCCGGTAATCAATACATTGCCAATGGTGTGGTCAGATACATTTTGGAAAACCCAGATGTTGACATGGCTCTAATCATGTGGTCCGGTGTCACCAGGATAGATTTTTTAACTGACTTGACCAATTCTGCTTGGCATAAAATGTTTGACGATTTTGGATTCTATAGACGAGTAGAGAGTTGCCCTGGCCAATTGGGTTACATTTTCAGCGGTGGGTTTTATGGGCCCTGGACAGAAAATCCAGACATGCAACGACTGTTCAAAGGACTGTATATGGTCAGCAATGAACTTAGCCTGGCCCATACCAACCTGATAGAAATTGTCAAATGCCAGGAATTTTTGCGTGCCAAAAACATACCTTACAAATTTATGAGTTACGTGAATTACTGGCATCAAGATGGTCGCTGTAGTCCCAATGGAGATTTTGGAGTTTTAAAATTCCCAGAGCTCAAACCCTTGATCAATGGCATTGATTGGTCACAATGGATTTTTAGAAATCAAAATCGAGATGGTATCTATGAAATGGCCAAAGAGATTTCAGACTATCACGGAGACAAATTCCATCCAGGCATAACAACTCACACGGCCTGGGCCAAAATTGTCAACCAACACCTGCCAGCACCTGATTAATTTTTTCCTGTATCTGATCTCTAGCAAATTGATTCCAGTCTGTGTTCATGATCAAGGCATGGTTGTGTTCCAGAACTGGGCGTATGATTTTTAAAACTTCAGCCTGTGGTCGTTCACACAATAGCTTGACCTGCTCAAAGGCTGCGGTGTAACGATCCGCATCATTTTTTATAAGATCATAACTTTCATCAATTACACTTCCAAATGTTTGAAATCCCAGCTGTCTTAGATTGTGTAGAAACTTGTAGCCGCTGAAGGCCACAAACAGTCTGCGAGCTATCAGGACCTTGGCAGTTTTCTCGCTGTAAAAACTCAAAGTGTTGTCGTGATCTGTTTCGGCCACAATGCTGTAGGCAGTGTCATTGTAGACTTGCATGGGAATGACTTGGCTGAGATGACACTGATGTCCATGATAGCGCACCCAGTCGGCGGTACCAATGATTTCGGATTCGGGCTCACAGCCAGGTTCCCAAATAAAGTAATCTTTGGCATAAAATTCTGTGTTTTTCCAAGCACCACCATAGGTCAAAACAAATCGATCTTGCAAGGCATGTTGTTCAACTGCTGTGGCCACAAAGGTCCTGTGTGGTTTGGGACAACCCAACAAGGCATCAAACGCACGAGGTTTCTCAGCGTATGGATTTAACATTGATAAAACATCAGGCAAGGCCTTATATAGGTTTGCTGTGGTTTTGAACCAGTCTCCCCAGAAGATAATGTTAGACTGTATGTCATCACGATCATTTACAGCACCCGGCTGGCACCAGTAAACATTGGGCCTGTGACACAGTTGCCATATCCGCCAGTGATAATTATGTAATTCACTTTCGAAACTAAAAACCAACAAACTGTTTTCACTGAGTTTGATCAGTTTGTCTTCGAATCCCTGATAGGCCGGAGAATTTGCGTCATAGTCGCAGTGCAACCGATGCATGGTAAATGCAATCTTGTGTTCGGCAGGTATTTGGCAAAAGTCTAAAAATTCGTGTACAATTTTATATGGTTGAGGCCAACGCAGTTTTGGCAACCATTCCAAATCTATAATTTGACTGTCCGAATGTATCAAAATCATATGCTGTAGTTATCCAAAAATTTTTGTAAGTTGCCATAAAGATTTACCATGACAGCTTCACGACTGCCAAAGAAAATCAATTTTTTTGGAATGCCTTTGACAGCATGTATGTAGTATGGCATCTGTAGTTTTCTATCTAGAGTCAACATGGTTTGTTGATTGAACTGCAATGGATCACTGATATCAAATTCGTAGTGTTCAAGTTTGAGCTCTTTGACAAAAATGCTGTAGCCAATTCCAGTTAGCCGCATGCCACCGTTTTTTCTAAAATTGAACCACCATTTGGGCAAAATTAAATCCACATTGGCCTGTTGAGATTCAGGCAGTAATTTAATTAATTGGTTGGTGATTTTTCTTTTGTCACGCACATTAGGGATATACTTGGTTGCCAGACTTTAACAACACTACTGAAAATTTGTCAGTTTTGAATTGTGTATTGAGCTTCTTGGCCAAGTTGATGGCATGTCCAGGATTGGAGAAAGAAACCTTTTTGTATTTTGGACCCGGATATTGAACCAAGAGATTAGATGTTTTGAGATTGATAGGTTGGTCGTTGTGAAATACTGCCCAGATGCCTTCGCTGGCCAATACCTGCTCGGTTTTATAAGTGCTCTTGTTGGTGATTTCAACCAGCACATGGGGTTTGGGTCTGCTCATAAAATACTCCTACATTTATTTATGCCAAAATATAGGTATATTTCAGAACTTACCCCCGGTCATCTCCACAGTTATAACTTGATCCGAATTGGACTGATTTTGTAATTTTTCTCTTAGGTCTTGTAGTTCTATCAGCAATCGTGTAATGTCTGCGTGCAGATCTTTGGCATCGTTCATGCTCATGGTAAAATCTTTTGTTGCTCGTGCTTCAAATCCACGCACACGATCAACAAATCGTTGTAGGTGTATGCTCATTGGCTTCCTCTTTGGTATGAAATGGTCCCACATAAGAATATCTTTGCAACACAATTAGTTTGGGATCTTGGATCGTTGCCCACGATCGACCTTTTTTAATTTGATACCATCCGGCTGCAAACCAACTCTTGCTTTTTTTGGTTTTGGTATAGATAGGCAATTTCATCTTGACATCCCACATGGGGTTGTTGGCCCGGCCGGCTGTAGGATATCCATGAATCAAATTGGCGGCCACTTTGGCATAAACAGTTTTCAACGGAGTTTGAAATTCAATGTTCACACGCTGAGCCGCCATGCGTATGGTTTTAAACTGTGCTACTTGATTACGAATCTTGACTTGATATCCTCCATCGCAGGCTTCGATGTTGCCAACTTTTTGATTTCCGTCCTGCAAGATCCAGAATTGTTTATCTATTACGGGTTTAGCTATTAAGGTCATTTAACACTCCTTTGTATGTTTCATTCATCCACCTTCCAAAACTGTCAGCAGATTCCGAACATTTGTTAAGTTCGTATTTGCCACAGAACTGCATGAATCGCACACCCACTTGCCCCACATCCTTGTGACTGATCTGTTCACGTATGGCCGCATCCACTGTGGACTTGATATCGTCTGGCTGTGCTGTGAGATCAATCAGGGTCCTATTGCGTTCATAGTCATCCAACACCCTATGTTCTACACCGTCGGGATCTGACCAGCGTTGTAACATCATGTTGTTCCAGTTGTAGCCTTTTTTGTCTTTGTCCAAAAATGCTTCTTGAAGCCCAACTTTGTTTTTTGTGCCTTTGGTTCGGACCCCTGGGAAGGCGCTAAACACATTGTCGCTACTATCGCCCCGCATGCATTTTTCAAAGAGAAGCCACGCTGGATTAGGGATTGTTTTAGGTTCTTTTGTTTTCTTATCGATAACCGCTCGGCCTTTGGCATCGAAAATTCCTTCTATGGTGATCAGTTCGTCGGTTATTCCGTTGTACTGCTTGACGTTGGGTGCTACCAGTTGAACAAAGTCAGTGTCACTGCTGATAACAACATGTTCGTCTTGGGGATGTAATGCAATCCAGCGAGCTATGATATCGTCGCCTTCTGCGGTCGGACAACGTAGTACACTACAGTTGGTCCTCTCACTCAAGTATTTAGTCAGGGCATCATAGGTTTCCCAGAACATTTTGTCCTCGTCCGCTTCGGCTTCTGTGAGTGCAGCACGAGCCACGGCACGGTTGTTTTTGTAAGGCTTGTACAGGTCTTTGCGCCAGCTACGACCTTCTAGTGCAAAAACCACGTGATCTGCTTCAAATCGACGGGCCATTTTGTTGGCGGCCATCAGTGTGACATGCAAGGCAAAGCCGATCTTTTCCCAAGTATCTGACGCACGAAAAGCACCGTGCCTGGCACGGAAGAACAGATTTGCTGTATCAATCAGCACATACTTCATTTGGAGCCTTTAGATGAATTTGTTTGCAATAATATATTGTAACATAAAACGGTGAAAATAGCTATGACCATCACGTCCAAAATGCCAAGAATTGGGTGCCACTGTGTCTATACCTTGGGCCCGGATTAGGGCATCGTAGGTCATTTTAGAGTCGTAAGGACCAATGTAGTTGTTACCCCAATCCTGTTTTTGAGCAATTTTGCTGAAGTCGGAATTTCCATTGAAAAAAATGTGCGCAATATTCTTTTGTTTAAGTTCCTGATGAAATTGCCAGATGTCATGATGTGCTTGTTCGGTTTTAGATTTCCAATCAGTGCTAATCACAAAGTGTCGATATTTTTCTTGCAAAGCCTGCGGAACTTGATCGATGCCGCTGGATCCTACTTGATACCAAACACCATCATGAAACCACTCTTCGCGTTCCCAGGTGCTCCATTGGATTATTAATAAAGTTTCGTCAAATTCTTTTTGCTCAGACAACCATTCTCGAGTGGTACGCAAGATTCTGGTATTAGAACTAGCACTTTCTGCACCGTAATGAAATCCTGCTTTGAGTGAAAGACTCAATAGTTTGCCCCAACTTACTGCTAAATTTTCTGGGTGCGGAATTCTTCCCAAGAACATCAGTGCTGAATCATCCTCAGCAAAGGCATGTGGATTTACAGCTTCGGCTGCAGCGGTATGACTATCTCCGTTGACATACAAAATCATTTTTGTTTAAGAGTTTTAAATGTTTCAGCCTCTACCACACGACTACGCAGGCCTGAGCTACTAAACGAATGATCACGAGGATTAAAAATATGCTTGATGCCTCGTATACCGCCTTCGTGCTCACCGGTAAATCCTTTGTCTTGGTATTCAACACCCAACACTCTGACATCAATTGGCAGTATTAACAACAAGTCTACTAGGTCTTGTTCGGTTTGGTAAACAACTACTTCATCCACATAACGGCAAGCAGCCAATTGTATTTGACGTTCTACAATACTTTGAACAGGTTTGTTCTTGGTATCGGGTCTATCTATGGTTGGATCTGTTTGCAAGCCAGCAATTAAGTAATCGCAATGATTTTTTGCCTCGGCCAACATGGCAATGTGTCCAGCGTGTAGCATATCAAATGTACTGAAGGTAATGCCGATCTTCTTACCGTCTTCTTTGAGTTTACGGATATGATTAAAAATCATGACACTTCTCTACGGCCATCACCAATGTCTTTGCTTTTGATCACACGATCACGTTCGGGATTCATGGCCTCGTACTGCTCGTACGTTTCCAAAACTATGTTGCGACACACCGCGGTAAACCAACGATCCACAATGTCTGCATCAGTATCTTTGGCATTCATTTGATAACCGGCCCGCACTAGATTGGAAACAAATTTGTCATTCCAATCCAGCTCAAACGCACCCGATTGCATGTTTTCTGGATCTATCTCCATGCTGAGTATGGCCACATAGGGCTCACCACGTTCGGTGGCCAAATCCTTTTCTGATTTCTTTTTGACCCGAGGCACATCTACCTTAGGTTCTGGTTGTTTCTTTTTCTTTAAAAATCTATCTAGTAATCCCATTTGCTACTCCTTTAATAACCATAACAGGTGATCAACACTGTTGTGCCAACGAACTTCTTCGATGGGTTCTCCAGGTCCGTGATATCTTGCTGTTCCTTGATAGGCATGAGAAAATGGCCAAATCCATCTGTTGGTAAGCTCACACTTTTTTGGCCAATACACACATTGCAATTTCCATGTTGCACGAACATAAAAGTGTGCGTCCATGTCAGAGTGCATGTATATGTATTCAGGCATGGGCATTATTTGCCCCAGCCGTTGCCCCATAGGTCCACATGCAATCTAGGACTGTAGTTCCAACCCTGCGCACAACAGATGTCTGCTATGCGTTTTTTATTTTTATCATACGGCTCAACAACTCCACCTTGTGGCATCAAGTATATCGTACCTGTAAATCCACCGGCACGGAAAGCATCTGCAGCCTTGATTGCTTCGGTGATATGCTCATCTGTTTCAACAACAAACTTGAGATATGTGTGACCAATGTCTTGATAGCTTTTAACAATGTCTGGACAGATAGCATCTTCCCACTTTTCACCTGACGCACTTAGCTTTGCACTTACACTAAATGTTAAATTGTTATAACCACGTCTTTTATATTTAGAATTCAGTGTCCAATCCAACAACGTGTGCCTAAAGTCTGCGTGAATCTTTTGTGTGCCGTTGGTCTCGAATGTAATATTACGCAGATCCTGCATGCGTTCATGTTGCAACAGTTCTGTATAGGCACGTTGCCACCCCAACAATGGCTCTCCACCAGTGATAACCAAATGTACATCGTTGCCATTGTTCTGCGTCCACATGTTGTTGGGTGTCAATGCCAACATGCGTTCTACCAGCTCTTCTGTGGTCTGTGTGGGGCTCAGGTGCTTGTACGCTGGATGCCAACTGGCATAACTGTCGCATCCAGTTTCCACCAAGGGAAGATCCGTAAATGTAGGATACATATGAACCATCTCTGCCACTTCGTCAGCACCAGTTGATTTTTCTCCCGGCTTGCATCCAAACCCACTACAGGTAAAGTTACAACCATAAGTGCGTAAAAACACACTAGGCACTCCCACAAAGCGACCTTCACCTTGTAAACTGTAAAATATTTCGCTGACTTTTATTTTCATCTTATGGTTATTCCGTGTTTGATTAAATTTTCATTCTCTTGCATTATTGTGTCTTTTTTGGTTTGATCAAGCGTAACATTTAGTTTGGGAGCTACAACTTTTTCTAAGTATTCCCAATGACACAATGGTGTTGGATGTGTGTCGTTTTTGTTATAGCTATGTGAGGTTATTATATTATAATGTTTTTGTCTAAATTCAGACAAAGCTGTTTGGTCAAGATAATTGTTTTTAATTTGATTCCGATATCGATTGTAAATTTCTATGTTTCTTGGATCAGCTGAGTCATAAAGTTCAGCTAGAAGCAAAGGAAATGCCGGAAAATGATATGCCTGATAACCATGCGCCTGGCTGTGTAAGTTGACAAGATTTATGTAATCTATTGTAGCATAAAATCGTTCAACCGGGTGAAAGTAATCTACATAAAATTTTTTGTCCCATCTCAGTAAAGATCCACGATGTCTCCAATGATTATTTTGATCCTTGGGCATAGGATAACCCTCGTCACGGTATCCGCTCCATCGGTCAAAACTGGTCCACAAAATAACAACTGTATCACCGGGCTTGGCATTGTCAATGATAGATCTAGCTATTGTAGCATTGTCACATCCGCCGGTTCCTACCTGCATGTATTGTTGAAATTCTTTGCCAAGTATGTCTGCCCAGGTACTCCAACAATAATCAGTGAAGCTACAACCAGACGCTAGTAATCTTCCGTTGATCATATGTTTATATGCTCTGCTATGGCTTCCATGAAAAAACTTCTAACACTTTAATTTTACTCATCTGCGACCTTTAT